GTCATTTTCGCTGACGACGCGGTGGACACCTTAAACTCTAGGTGTACACACTTGCGGAAGTTAGCTACTTCAATGCTTCCTTTGGACCGAAGTTTTTCCAACGGTAAGCACCCTTCCGATCCCGTCTCGGTTCGCCGTTCAGGCTCACCGCGGGCTCGTACGACTCGATGCGACGTGCTCTATCTTCCTCATAGAGGAGCTGATAAAGCACGGGCAGCACCATGGCTGATCTTTCTTTGGCCATGATGTAATAGGCATACCAAATGTACGGCCGCTCCCTCTGACTCCGCTTACGCTTTTGTTCCGCGTAAGTTAGGCGCCAGTATGTGGGGTACGAATGTGTATATGTAATATGTACACACTCTAAGCCAATCAAAAGGTATGGAGGAATATAGTGTTTAATCCCAGCATGGTCAACTTCCCATGTCGGAACAAAACAGATCTTCCTCTTCCTATCGTGAATCGAGTGAAGGATGAAACCCAATGTAACAGGTATCTCGCAAACGTCCCAACGGTCAAGTAACCCATTGATCAGCTTGTGACACCACGCAAGGTACTCATTACGCGGTACCATCCCGTTACACTGTAAGTCACACTCAGGCATGTATGGCCGCACATCAACACCACCTTTGTAGTCGCCCCCACAACTCTCTCGAAAGAAAGTTTTGTGAGGGTGGTCGAAATCGGGTTCGTCATAGAAACTCTTTTCAGAGTTGATGACAAATCCGAGCTCTTCCATTATGTCTATAAAGTGGCGTGCCATGCGCGTAGGTACGATGATATCATCACCGTACACCGATACCCTCCCCTTACAAACTAGTAAGGTACGTGTGGCTTCGGCAAGGCAGTAAAACAGCAACGTCTGGAGAGGGAACGTGTGACCAGACCCCATTAGCATATAGCTAGACAGGGGTACAATCTGGCCATTAACCTCAACTGAGGCCGTTCTGACACATTCTAGTGCATGATGCCAAGACTTCGGCACAATGCATTCGATGTGTCGCCAGACAAAGCTATCTGATGCCTTACTCATATCAATAGTACTCAGTCGGCCAGTTACTGAAGCCTTCTGAGCATAGCGGCGATGCCGCTCTTGCTGCAATGCAAGATCGATATGAGTTTCCTTTTCAAGCTTACGACGGATCACGTCACCCAATCCCCTAGATAGAAAACCACCTAGGATCATATCGGGTGCAATAATTCGCGCTGCTTTAAAGGATTTCGGTACAGATGTCACCTTAACAGTCTCGTAGATTTTACGTGACCTACGTTCCTCACGCACCGCCCGAAGGAGGTGCATGTCACGAGCAAGACATGCATTAAAGGCAGCTACCTGTTGCTTGGTACCCGACGAGCAGTGTACACGCTCATCAAGATACGCAATAGCGCGAGGCAGTTTAAAAGCTGCACGCTTGCCGTACGAACATGAATCAAACCATTCATCATAGCTAAATTTGCCTAATATACTAGCGCAGATGTTAGCGGCATGATGAATGACGAGCATCGCTCGTCGACTCATTGGTTCAGGCAGGCAAAAGCCCTTTTGACTCTCCGCAAAGGCAGTAAATGCCTCTTTGGAAAGTTGATCAAAAGGCTTATCGCCACTCCATATGATCCTTTTATCGAAATTCCGGTATTGCTGGAACTTCTTAAAGACATATGGAGACCACCCCATAACTGTGGGATGATCCTGCTCGCGTCCGTACATACTTCCTACTTTCTGGAGGTTACCAGTCAATAGGTCGTGGGCTAAGGCTTCATGAACCCCTCGCATAAGAGGCTCAAGTTGACAAAGGACTTGTTTCCTGCGTCTTTTACGCTTCTTGTGTGATAGCATAAGAATCTCCTGTTTACAGTTTAAACGCATAGCTAAGCCTAAAAAGGCTTAACTTAATTTACGCTGGTAAAGTACCAGACGTAAAAAGGTCGTCAAACGCAGATGAAATTGCTATCTGCGCACCCATCTCACGAATCTCTGCAACGTTAGCAGCAGATGCTTCAGGATGGTACTCGACCTCCACGCGAATAAGATTGTAAGAAACCTCACCACTGGAAAGAACAATCGGAAGAACAAATTGGCCTTTGGCTTTATGCTTAGACCAACTTCCGTCGCTCTGCAGTGCAGGGTTCCGAGCAGTAAGGATAACCTTCTGCCGTATAAGGTGATTCGTTTCAGACGCGTCGGCATATTCGTTGCCATTCGTGACTGGAGTAGATGTGCGGTCAAATGTTTGAGCCGCTCCACCAGCTGTGGTAGTAGTACCACCGTCGGTCAATGCAATAGACATTTCTATTGCCTCCTGTGTTAGCTACTTATTGCGGCACATTCTTTTGAATGTTGCAAGTAGTAGCGAGATTAAGTCGATAGTACGCGTAAGATTTCTCCAACGCTTATCGACAAGGGGGAATGCTGGCGGTTCCACGTCAATGATGCGCGAAATGTAGAAACTGTCATAGGTCAAAGGACTTATTGACCAGTGCCATTCACTTGAACTGCAGGAAACCTTTGTTTTTGCTTCAATAGCTACAGAAGCATAACTCTGGACGACCTCTAGTTCGATTTCACGTAGACTTGATAAAAAGTCACCTACATTGATGAACCAATCGAAGACAAAGCTCCAAGGTGTACGTTCCCAGGTTGCGCGTAAGACATCCCATGCACTTGTTCCCCAACGATTGGGGTCAAAGCGTTTGGAGATATCCATTGCGCCACCGGCACCGTACGTGTACTCTGACTCCCATTCCAGGGTGCCAGGGAAACTTGAACCGTATAGAAAATCATACGACCCTGATAATTTCAGGGGCTCTTCACTCCGATCGCCCGCTTGGACTCGGTTGATAGCCTTATGACCTTTAATGGCCGCAAGTATATCTTCCGCATCCATCATGGCTGGCATTAAGAAGTACCTAAACCACAACCAGAGCTCCTCAGGATTGAGAAGCAAGGCTGAGATACCGGTTGACCTTTCGAGGAAAGGCCGTTTCTTCTTCGCCTGTGACTTGTACAGCATCTCTATTGGTGCTTTCAGAATACGGTAGAGTTCTCTCACCGTCTCATCAAGCTCTGCAAGAAACACTGCGCCGTCGAAGTCAGGGGCATTGGCTTTCACATGCAAGTCCCTCACGACGAATCTCCTTATGTCCTCAGCAAAAGTACTCATTGCTGTTGGATGGACAAAAGGACAAACGTCACCGGATCCTTTCGGACCGGCTAGAGGGTACAGGCGTGAATCTTGAGCCCACCCATTACTCTGGTGGTTCTGTGTCCACAGCCTTTGGGCTGGGGTGCAATACCACTGGTCGCACTTCGTTGCGTCAAACTGTATACGATAGCGTTCAAACGGGTGATACATCTTCCGTTTGTTACCGCCAACGTCTACATACAACTGTTTGCCGCGATACGACGTCACTGATGATTTCGGATTCTTCTGATCGTAATACGAATTCCATTGTCTATAATCGTTCAGACAATTGGAATACGATGTCCAATTCAGATTCGAGACCCAGCATCGCATGATGCCATGGTCAGTCCGAGTATCATAAGCCATTACCCGTCAGATAGAAATTGTTCTATCTGCACCCGGTTGGATAGCTGTTCAGCAATTCCATCGGCAATTTCACCGATAAAACCACCTACTGTGCTTCCAATGAACTGAAGTACGAGTATCGTTGCCATTATGGCAAGGGTTATCTCTTTCTTCATTTTGCCTCCTTTCGGAGACAACGTTCTCCGAATGTTTGGGGGAGCACCACTTAGGTCCACATGCACGTCTCTCATGAGACGCTGCCTACACCACACGGTGTAACTAGCTGCACTTAAATCTTTGAACCTAAGATCGCGCACTATGCGCTAGATCTGGACCCCAC